TCCCCTAGGGCGACTGGAAAGGGACATCACAGAGGCGATATGTCTCAACTCCAACAAGTCTGGACAGCTTGTTGGAGTGGTTTGGTCCTTTCTGGTTGGGATTCTCTCCGTGTGTCCTGGTACCTTCATCGCTGGTTCATGAAGACCGCCCCCCACAGGGGGTGGGTCTACATGGCCAAGGCTTTGAAGGGCCTTACACACTCCGTCCGTGCCGCTTCCCTTCGCTCGCTCTATGAGCTGCCGGATCACATCCCTCGGGAGGTGAGCCGCGCTCTTTGTGAGTTGAGCTGGAGAAACGGTCGTGACGGCTTCGCATTTTCTCGACTCTCGCGTTCTTTGCCTATTCCTCCTATTGGTTCGGAGAAACAGGTCGCGATAGAAGCCGAGAAGATGTCGAAGGAGAGTTATCCCGCATCGGAGAGTGCTGTACGTAGACTTCGCGAGTTTGTCCGCCTTACGGCGGCCGGACAAGCGCGTCCAATCGTACGACCCAGCACTCTTCCCTCCTCCACTGCTTCCTGCTTTGAGCTTTCGGGCTCTAAAGGAGGAATTAATGGATACCTCGTCGCCACTGGCAAGCAATACCTGCTTGACTGTGGTAGGGCCCGACAGTGGCCCGGGTGGTCTTATGACACACCCGCTGTCGGCCCTCTTCCTCCATGGACCCTCGACGCTCTTGGTGAATGGACGCAGGACTCGCTTGGCGGGTTCTGTCGACACGTAATCAAGAACGCAGGTCGACCGGAGTTCGGCAGAGGTGAAGCTTTCAAGGCTGTCGGGGTGCTCGCACTTCGACGACAGCGTACGCTTGGTCTTATGACCTCGCGCGCGCGTCTCGAGATTTTGAGATCTCCCGGCCTTAAACACAGAGCAATTGGGGTACCAAGTGCTCTTGTGTTTGTGGAGGGCGACTGGATTCGTCGCTCTCGGAATATGTTGCCTCCTGGGCACAATATTCCAAAAGCTGGTTTCTCCAGCTCCACAAAGCTTCTCCATTATAAGGACGGCGCGTCTTTCTTTTCCGTTGACCTTTCGAAGGCCACAGACGGAATATCGCACGACGCCGTACTTGCAGTGATCCAAGCTCTCCATGAAGCACGCGCCATCTCGAATGGCGATTTCGAACATGCTTCTTGGGGACTTGGGCTTTCCAGCCACGCTCTCTGGTCTTATGACTCGAGAGAGTGGTTGGCGAGGAGGGGTTCTCCGATGGGCACTCCTCTTTCCTTTATCGTTCTCTCTTGGATTTCTGCTTGGGCATCTGATGCCTTTACAGGATCTATTACTCACGGTGACGACGCAGTCGGGTGTGCCACGGACCTTGAAGAGGTCAATGACTACTCGGCTGCCGTCGAATCCGTAGGTGCTAGCATGAATGTTTCCAAAACATTCGTGTCCAAGAGTAGTTTCACATTCTGTGAAACTGCCAGCTTTAAAACTGGGAGCGGAAAAGGGCGGATTTGCACCTTCATTCCTCCCCCCTGCCCGGCTCCTGGACTCAAATTTCCAGTTGTAGCCGAAAGTAGGGCTCCTGCCGTGTTTGTGAACAGACAGGAGAGAGTTATGAAGACCCTCTTCCCGTATATGGTACGCGATGCGCGCCTCCACCTTCCTGTTGAGGTCGGTGGCTTCGGATATACGGGTAGAGGGCTCCGAATTGCACGTTCTCTGAGATGCCGGCTTGCCAAAGCCGTATCTCGCGGCGCTGACCCAGTACTGGGTGCAGCGTTGTGCAGTTCGAAGGCATTCCGTGAGGAGGGCCTCTACCCTCGTCTCTTGGTACCTGCACCAAAGATGCCTGGAAAGTATTATGCTCTCCAGAAGATGACTGCGTCGCCATTCCTCGAATGTGCGACGTCGGAATCTAAGGTACCACTCAAATCTCTTGTCGCCCATAGGGCCCGCATTACCCAGGCAATGTGGCTTAATATGGGAGAGAAGATGAAGAGAGTTCGAGATTCGGGTAGACCAGAAAGGGCCAAAGGAAAGTCTCTTTTCAGATCCTGTAAGGGACTGAAGCCGATGCGCGCCCTGTCGGTGCGCTTCGGCCACCTCTCTCTCGTACGACACGCCCAGCGTTGTCGCGAGATGGAGGTGAGGGTCTTTCCAGACGTAGCGTTGATGATTCGTGGTAGAACCACCAATTCCTAACAGACCAGCGATGGTCGGCATGGAAATGAG